CGGCGGAGGTGCAGGTGCCGGAGGCGGCCCAGTTGGAACTGCTGGAACAGTAAATACCGGTGGAGGCGGTGGCGGTGGTTCAGATGGAGGCACAACAACAACGGGTGGTGCCGGTGGTTCTGGAGTAGGATATGCAAGATATACTTTCACAGTAGATTCACCAACTATTAAATATAGTATAGGCGGTGCAACGGGTGGACCTGTATCATAAATAAAAAAAAAGATTATAAATATATAATTAAAGGAGGAAAATTTAAAATGAATGTGGATGAGATAGCAAAAAATTTTACAGGACAATCCGGTCTTGGTTATGGTATAGATACAGCAATTAAGGCTTTAAGGCCTGAAGCTAAATTTGAAATGAGTGCAGGTGGCGGTAATTTTAGTTTTCCTAAATGGGATGACCCACAAGGAAATCCTCCACCAACTAAAGATGAAATTATGGCAGAATTTGAAAGACAAAAATCAGTAGCAGAATATTATCAATATGCTTATGATCGTTGTCACCATTATCCTGATGGATTTCAACAGTTAGATATGCTATGGCACGCTGTAAATAATGGTCAAGATTTAAAAGAATCAGACTGGTTTAAATCAATAGATGAAGTAAAGAAAAAGTTTCCAAAACCTGAAGGTAACCCACCTCCAGAATTAAATTTAGAGGAATAAATGAGTCTAACTAGAATTGTAGGTAATTCAATTGCACAAGGAGCTATATCTGGCGAAGGTTTTGCTGATGGCGGTATACCAACTGCTAAATTAGCCACTCAAGCCGGTGTTTCAGCCGGCGATTATGGTAGTGCTGGTAATATACCATCTATCACAATTGATAGTCGAGGTGTGGTAACAAGAGTTGCTAATGTTACAGTTGAAGTTGCTGAGGCTGGATTTAATCCATTCTTATTAGCTGGTATGTAAAAACTAACTCCTGGTTTGACTAAATAGTCCTAAAACAGGAGAACGAGATCGCTACTTATACTGAGCTCTTCATAGAGCAATACGCAAATTTTTCAAACACAATTCATGTAAAAGATAACGCAGGCGCAAACATAAACTTGTTCGGCTACTCGGCTAATTCTGAGCTCAGAAAATCACCATACTCCGCTTCTGCAAATGCTTTTACTGCCACAATTACTGGTAATGCAAATGGTCAAGTAACAATCACCATGTCACCAACCACAACTGCAAATCTTAGAGCAGGTCGATACTTGTATGATGTTCTAGTAACTTCATCAAGTGGTAATAAAATAAGAGCAGTTGAAGGTATTGTAAATGTATTACCAGGTGTAACAAGGATATAATATGCCAGAATATACGAGAGGATATGGAGGTAAACCAACTACAAGACAATCATTTAAAGATTATTGTTTAAGAAGATTGGGTTTTCCTGTAATAGAAATAAATGTAGATGATGACCAAATAGAAGATCGAATTGATGATGCTCTTCAATATTTTCACGACTACCATTTTGATGGTGTTGAAAAAATATTCATGAAACATCAAGTTACTCAAGAAGATATTGAGAGAAAATGGATTTATGCTCCTGATGCGGTAATATTTGTAAATGGTGTTTTTCCTTTTGATGATTCTAACTCATCAATCAATATGTTTGACTTGAGATATCAATTGAGATTGCATGACTTATATGACTTCACATCTGTTTCTTATGTTTCATATGAGATTACAATGCAACATATTAGAACTCTTAATTTATTATTTTCAGGCACACCACAATTTAGATTTAATCGACATCAAAATAAATTATTTTTAGATGTTGATTGGACTAGAGATTTAAAAGTTGGTGAATATGTAATTGTAGAGTGTTATCGTAAATTACAACCAGATACAATTAATATATCTGGCTCAGCTGCAATCACAAGTGATGCAAATGTACTTACAGGCACAAGCACAACTTTTGACCAACAATTGATTGAAAATGATTTTATAACTTTAACAAATAATTCGGACGCAGCTGATACAGTAGAAGTTCAAATCAAACAAATAAATTCACCCACAGTAATTACTTTAAGAAGTAATCCAGGAAAAACTATGACAAGTGCATCTATTACACAGGCAGGATTTTCTGATGTGTGGGATGATAGATTTTTAAAAAAATATACAACAGCTCTCATAAAATACCAATGGGGTTCTAATTTATCAAAATTTGCCGGCGTTCAAATGCCGGGCGGTGTTACACTTGATGGCCCTAGAATTATGGAAGAAGCAAAAGCAGAAATAGATAAGATAGAAGAGGAGATGCAAGTCTTGAATGTGTTGCCAAATGAAATTTACATGGGATAATTGATGGCAACTAATCAGTATTTTAACCCTTTTCCAGCCAATCAAATAACAAGTGAACAACTTTTAGTTGAAGATTTAGTCATTGAGTCCATGAAAATATATGGCATGGATGTTTTGTATTTACCAAGAACAAGTGGTGATAAAATTGATTTTCTTTTTGGTGAAGATACACTTAAAGAATACACTAAAACATTTTCACTTGAAATGTATCTTGAAAATATACAAGGTATGGAGGGTGAAGGTGATTATATTTCCAAATTTGGTCTTGAAATTAGAGATGAAATAACACTTTTAGTTTCTCGTAAAAGATTTGTACATACTGTAAGAGAAGAATCTACCAGTCTTGTAAGACCAAGAGAGGGTGATTTAATTTATGTACCTCTTACAGATGCTTTCTTTGAAATAACTTTTGTAGAACATGAAAACGATCAAGCTATGTTTTATACTTTAGGGCGTGGTCGTGGTGCAAATGTTTATTTGTTCGCATTGAAGTTGAAGAAATTTATATTTTCTAATGAACTTATATCAACTGGTAATCCTACAATTGATGATAAGATAAATGATTACTACCCAAGAACAAGAATTACATTATCTGGTGATGGTCAACGTCAATATGTACAAAATGAAATAGTATTTCAAGGAGCTAATCTTGCATTATCAACAGCACAAGCTGTTGTTCATACTTTTGTACCAAATACACATATAGATGTAATTAGAGTTCAAGGTACATTTACGTCATCAAACATAATTGGTAATACATCAAACGCAGTATTTACAGTTTCTACTGCTGATGATACTGCAACAATGAATACTGCCTTTGAAGATACCTTTGATAATCTAAGAATAGAAGCTGGTGGTGATGGTATACTAGACTTTAGTGAAACAAATCCGTTTGGTGAGGCATAATGTTAGGTAACGCACAATTTTATAATAGAACAATCAGAAAAATTGTTGTCGCTTTTGGCACAGTTTTTAATGATATTATCTTACAAAGATATAAGTCGGATGGTACAACTAAACAAACTTTATTTAAAGTACCACTTTCTTATGGTGCAAAAGAAAAATATCTTACAAGAATCACAGCAGACCCAACACTCACAAAAGCTGTACAAACAGTAATACCTCGTATTTCATTTGAGATGGTAAGTATGACGTATGATACAAGTAGAAAATTAAATACACTTACACAAAATTTTGCAGCTAATACTTCTACATCCATAAAAACACAATACAGACCTATACCATACAATTTTGATTTTAATTTATCAATTTATGTAAGAAATACAGAAGATGGTACACAAATATTAGAACAGATATTACCTTTTTTTACACCAGATTTTACAGTAACAGTAAACTTTATACCTGAAATGAATCAAAAGTATGATATGCCAATTGTTTTAAATTCAGTACAATCAACAGTTGATTATGAAGGTGATATGATGTCAACTAGATTGATTATGTGGGATTTACAATTTACTGCAAAGAGTTATATTTGGCCACCAGTTAAATCAGGTAAATATATACGACAAGCAAATACTAATATTTACATTGAGAGTCAAGTAAAATCTGCACAAAGAGTGACCTCTGATTTCAGGCCTGACATCCCAGATAGACTTTTACTAGAAGGTGAAACAATCCGTGTCGCAGCCAGAGATGTAATAGGTACTGTAAAACAATTCTCTAATGTTGCTAATGCTACGTTGGTTGCATCAGGACTAAATAAATTATTAGAAGCTGGTGACATTGTAACAGGTGATACATCAAATGCAACTATAACGATTCGGTCAGTTGAAAGTGACCCATTAAAGGCTGCAGAAATAGTATTAACACCTAATCCAGCTAGTGCTGACCCAGATGATGAGTTTGGTTTTGCAACCAGTATAACTGAATATCCAGATACATTACTATGAAAAATGAGAAACTATCTAAACTATTAAATATTGAACCCATAGAAGTAGACAATACTGAAATAGTACCAATTGAACCTGAGAAACAAGTTGAGAATGATGCTCAATTTGCTCGAGAAAATATCCGTGGACTCATCAATAAAGGTGACTCAGCTCTTGATAGTCTTTTGAGAGTTGCAAAAGAATCTGAACACCCTAGAGCCTTTGAAGTTGTAGCACAAACTCTTAAAAACTTAGGTGAACTCAATAAAGATTTACTTGAGATACAAAAGAGAAAACAAGATTTAGAGCCTAAAAAATCTACAAATGAAATCAATGTTGATAAAGCTGTATTTGTAGGCTCTACAAACGATCTTGTAAAAATGTTAAAAGGCAAGAAAGATGTCAACTGAAGGTTATCTTGGTAATGAAAGACTAAAAAAAACTGGCGTTGAAATACCTTTTACTCAAGAAGAAGCGAAAGAAATATTAAAATGTTCAGAAGATCCAATATACTTTATTAAGAAATATGTAAAGATTGTCAACGTAGACTTAGGTATTGTTGATTTTGATATGTGGCCATTTCAAGAAGAAATGGTAGATGGTTTTCATAAGAATCGTTTTTCAATATGTAAAATGCCACGACAAGTTGGTAAGACAACTACGACTGTAGGTTATATGTTATGGGCTGTTTTATTTAATCCTGATTATACAGTTGGTATTCTCGCAAATAAAGGTCAACTTGCAAGAGAAATACTTGGTCGTTTACAAAGAGCATATGAGTATCTACCTTTATGGTTACAACAAGGTATTATAACTTGGAACAAAGGTAATATAGAATTAGAAAATGGTTCTAAAATATATGCCTATGCAACATCTAATTCGGGTGTTCGAGGTGGTACATACAATCTAATTTTTCTTGATGAGTTTGCTTTCGTGCCTCATAATATGGCACAAGAGTTTTTTACTGCTACATACCCTGTAATATCATCAGGTAAAACAACAAAAGTAATCATTGTTTCTACACCAAATGGTCTTAATTTATTCTACAAAATGTGGATTGATGCGATAGAAAAAAGATCATCTTATACACCAATAGAAGTACATTGGTCTATGGTACCAGGTCGTGATGAGGACTGGAAAAAAGAAACAATACGAAATACATCAGAAGAACAATTTAGACAAGAGTTTGAAACTGAGTTTATAGGTTCATCAGCCACACTTATATCTGGTTCTAAACTACGTTCACTTGCGTTTTTTAACCCAATTAGTACAATTGACCAACTTGATATGTATGAAGAACCAAAAGAAGGTCATGTTTACATAGCTACAGTTGATTGTTCAGAGGGTGTCGGTCAAGACTATTCGGCCATAAATATTATAGATGCAACACAAACACCTTATAAACAAGTTGCAAAATATAGAGCAAATGATTTACCTTTATTGTTTTTTCCAAATATCATATATTCAATTGGTATGAAATACAATGAGGCATATATTTTA